CTGATTATACTGCTTTTGAGTCTTTGTTTACTAAAGAAATTATGGAAATCTGTGAGTTTCAACTTTATGATTACATGACTTCTAAGACTCCCATTCATGACCAGTTCATGCATGAGTGTTGGGAGACACTTGGTGGTGAGAATGTTTGTGCTTATAAGACCTTTGTTGTTCGTCTTCTTGCAACAAGAATGTCTGGGGAAATGTGTACATCTCTGGGCAATGGGTTTTCCAACCTTATGTATATGCTGTTTCTATGCAAAAGGGCTGGGTGCACCGATGTCCGTGGTTTTATTGAGGGTGATGATGGCATCTTCAGTATGGTTGGTCCCCCACCAACCGCTGCAGACTTCGCGCTTCTTGGACAGAATATTAAGATAGAGTTACATGATCGCTTATCCACAGCTTCTTTTTGTGGTATCATCTTCGATGAGGATGATTGTGTTAATGTGACTGATCCCCGTGAAATACTTTGTACTTTTGGGTATACAACATCTAATTATTTTCGTGCTAACATCAAGAATCGATTGGCTCTTCTTCGTTGCAAAGGTTTATCCCTTGCACATCAGTATCCTGGATGCCCGGTTATCATGTCTCTGGCCAGATATGCTCTGCGTGTGTCCACTTCATATGATATAAGAGGAGTGCTCCAGAAAAACCATTCACTTTCGATGTGGGAAAGGGAACAACTAATAAGTGCTATGTCTGTTGACGTTCATAAATTTGATAGTATTGAAGTACCATTCAATACCCGTGTATTAGTTGCAGATAAGTATAATCTACCTATTGAATATCAATTGCTTATCGAAAAATACCTCGACTCACTCACCTCTTTACAAACTTTGAAAATCGAAATCCTCCTCGATCAACTTCCAATCTCTTGGTCTGACTACTATAATAAGTATGGTAGAATGATGACTTCAATTGAACAGAAGAAAGATATGGATTCCCCTTCAATTGTTTGGCCTGTTCTAGCAGGGTTTAAAAGAGAGTGGTAGAACTAGGTCTGCTA